GTTCGCAATAGAATTAAAAACGCTAGTCAGTGGCTGTCCCGAAGGATTGCCTCCAACAAATTCGTACAAAACACCGTTAGACAAGTGCAGAGAATTGACAATATCTAAAAATAATATTCGCCGAACTCGACGATCCTCATCAGTCGAGGTTAACGAATAAAATTTTTCCACAATGTCTAACACGGCGTAAGCTATTGGCACAGGAATTCTAGCGTCAAATTTAGAATAATCACCAGCAGTAACCACTCTATCACTGCTATCTCCTCCTAAATATCGCGCCAAAGTGTCCCACTCATCATACGGATTAATACCGATGCTAATTCCGTTCCTAATTCTGTTCGCACAGATGAAACGATTAAAGTCACCGAAATACATTCGCATCAAAATGAGATAATCTAATGCACCAGCCATAAATTGTCGTGTTTTGCCAACATCAACCTTCTCTATAGGTCGTTTCTCATCTTTAAGGTAATCAAGGTACACAAACAACTTTCTTTTACCAGACCGTATGTCCGTTAGTAAATGATCTATCTTCGCTCTTAACTCACGAGCATACCCATTTGATAAATCGTACTCTTGACCATCCCCGAAAAATAACTTCTTTTTAGAATGGCCCTCAATGACATAAGGGTAACCAGGACTGCTATTTCTATTGATGGAATCCACAAAATCTATACCCGGTACGCCTACTACGGCTTCGTCAAAAGTCAGTAATCAGGGCTCCCAAGGAGGCGCCTCTTCACGAAGACACACCAACTTCATAACATGATGTTTAGCATGGCGCAAACACTCAGCATCAATATAAACTTCATCGTGACTATATCCAATGCGAGCTTTGTATGCTGGGTCAATAATTAACCCATCTTTGCCTTTAAACGGGCGCAAGTAAGCTGGTTTCATCGTATTAGGCCATAAATGCTTAGCCATCTCACTAGGAACCAAATTGGTAGAAGTAGGAACATTTGGTCCCTTCAATTTTGCCAAAGCACAAAAGCCCTGCACTTCAACATTATCATCTATAGGAATCTCCTCCTCTACCAAACCTTGATCTTATGGGTTCTTAAACAACTCTACAGCTCTGTCAAGAACGTCGCGGCAAATAAGTTTTCCCAAACACAACTTGTCACGATTTGAAGATATATGTGCAGCGACATGGATACCCAGAATGGTCGGTCGACCAA